GGCTGCACCGGCTCCGTGGGAGCCTCGCCCTTATCCTCGGAGGTGTCTGCGTCCCAGGCGGCCTTATCCTGCAAATACTGGGCGTAGGCCGCCTCGTATTCCTTCAGGGCTTCCGTGTAGCGGTAGCGCTGCAAAAAGCGGGCCATCTCTGCGGCCAGGTCCCGGTCCACCATGGTATTGAGCTTGGTCCAGAGAATCAGGGGGCTATCCGGGCTGCTGCCGTCAAAGCCGCCGTTGGTATTCATCCATTCCTCCACGGTCACATCGCCCCGGTCACCGTAGTCCGGGTAGTGGCTGTAGGAGAAGGCATCTCCCTGGCTGCTGCCGGAGCTGCTGCCGTCGTCCTGCCGGGGGGTATAGGGGGTGTAGTTCCGGATCTCCTGGAGCCGCTGCTGCTCTTCTTCCAGCTGCAGCTTCAGCTGCTCTACGCTCAGCCGCTTCTTTTCCAGGGCCAGATCGTTCAGGGTGGTATCGAAGGACAGCAGCAGGTCGCCCTTTTTCACATGGTCCCCCTGTTGGACCTCCACGCCGGTGACGGTCTGGGTGTCGGTGAGCATAACGGTCTGGATGTTGTCCGCCCGGACCAGGCCGGAGGTGGACTGCTGGTCGCCCCAGTAGTCCGTCATGCCGCAGATATCAAAATTGTAGACGTAAACGGGCTTGCTGCCGCCTTTGGCGGCCACGGCAAAGATGCCTGCGCCGATCCCGGCCACCGCCAGGATGAGCAGGAGCGTCCCCATGCTGCCGCCTGTTTCCGGCTCTTCCGCAGGTTCCTCGGTTTCCGCAGGCTCCGGCTCCACCCCGGCGCAGTCGGCCATACTGATGGAGCAAACCGGGCAGGCCGTGTCAATGGCGCCCACAGCGCACTTTTCCCCGCAGGTGCAGGCCGGAAGCTCCACCCCCGCAGCTTTCACAGCGGCCAGCAGGTCGGCGTCGCCGCCTGCAAAGGCGGCGAATATATCTGCTTTGCTTTCTTCTGCTCTGCTTTGGTCTGCTTTGGTCTGCTTTGCTTTTCTTTTCTTTGCACCGTTTTGCTGTGCATTTGCATCATCTTTGCATCCGCCGGAACCGTCCTCACCCTTGCAAGGCTGATTTTCCCAGCGTTTCCGGGCTGCCTCTCTCCGCAGGTTGGAGATGTCGTCTACCTTGCCCATGCGCCGGAGGAGCGATGCCGAGTACAGGTACTCCCCGTCGTTGACCAGCAGGGTGGAGCCGTTTTCTGCAAACTCTGTGCAGCAGTCGGTGATGATCTCCTCCAGCCGCTTTGCATCCACCTGCATCTGCATAGCAAGCGTAGACCAGATGTACTTGTTGACGGACAGCTTGTACTCCGGCTGCTCCCGCAGTATCTCCACCAGCATGAAGTACACCCCGTAGCCCTCCGCCCCATAGACGGAGCGGAGGGCAAGGATTTTCGGGTCGTTCCGGGCGTTGCAGTCGTGGGCGAAGAAATAGGCATCCTTGTCGTTGGTCTTGGGCATGGTGAAGGGCCTCCTTTACGCGAGGGCGCGCTGTCCGTCTGCGTCCTCTCCGAATAAGTCAGCGGGAAGTTCGGGGGGCAGCCCGCTGTCCTGCTCCACGCCGCCCGCAAGGGCGGGTTCCGTGGTGGGCTGTTCCAGGGCCGCTCCGTCGTCCTCCGGCGTTTCCAGGTAATCAGGCGTCCCATCCGCTTTCACGGCGTTCTCGTCGCTTGCAAGCGCCCTCTGGAGGTCAATGGACATGATGCCCCACTTGGAGATAAGCTGCCGCAGCATGGTCTTGCAGCCCATGTCGTCGGTACTCTGATACCAGAAGGAGGAATACTTCCAGGCGTCCTCCTTGGGATACTTGCCCGCCAGGAAGTCATCGTAGGACACCCGGCTGCGCCTGGGGTCCTGGCTGTCCACGGCGTTCAGGTGGAACGCCTGGGAGAACCGGTCCGCATGGGAGAGCATCTTGTCCCGGCTCCAGTACAGGACCTTGCGGAACCCGTTCACCAGTTCAAAATAGGCGTAGTAGCCCACCACGGGGCGGTTTTCCCGCTCCCCGTCGTCCTCCAGGAACTCCAGGACGGGGCGGCGGGTGAAGCGGTCCCGCCCCTTGTACTCGCCCTCTACCACCGGGAACGCGTCGATGTCGAGATACTGGCCACTGCGCTCCGCCAGCTGGATGTAGCCCTTGTAGCCGAGTTGGAACTGTGCGATAGGCCCCCGTCGTCTGTCGTTGTAGGGGACAAGGTAATACTGGCCCAGCTGGGGGGAGGGGGACAGGTTCAGGCTCTCACCCAGCAGGGCGGCGGTGAGGACCGAACCGGCGTCACACTCCTGGAGCGCCGGGTTTACCGCCACGGCGGAGGAGATGGACGCCACGAACCGGCGCGCCCGGTCCGGGTCCCCCAGGGTATCGTTGACAAGTTTCTGGTACATGGGCGTCTGGATGGCAACACTGAATTTCGGCTTGTTGCCCCGCGCCTGCAAGCTGTTGTTCACTCTCATGGTCAAATCCTCCTGTAAGAAATTCGGTTGGCTTTCAGGAAGTCGGCCAGCGCCGCCGCCTGTGCCCGCGTCAACTGGCACTCAAAGCGCAGCAGGTAGATGTTCTCCTCTGTGCCCTCGCTCTGTGTGGCGGCTGCCGCCTGTTCCGCCCCACGGGCCGACGCCTTTGCGCGCTCCTCCTCCTGGAGATTGGCAGCGGTGTTCTCCTGCGCCTGCCGCTGCTGCTCCTCATACTGCCGCAGCTTGGCCGCCCGCTCCTGGAGGCGTGCCCGCTCCGCCAGGGCGGCGTTCAGGTCCAGCGCCTCCAGATATTTCAGCTTGACCGCCTCGATAAACTCGCTCTCAACCGTGGAAAGGACCTCCAGGTCAGAGGCGGCCTTGCCCTCGGCGGCCACGATGGCCTCCCGGATTTTCTTCATGCTCCAGCTGGTGTTGTACCACTCGTCCCGCCACAGCTTGTCAAAGGGGAGAAGGGAGCGCAGTTCACCCACCGTTTCCTCGTAGATGGCCTGCACATCCGCCCGCTTGGTTGCCCGGCGCTGCTCCTCGTACTGCTGCAGCTGCTTGTCGATGGCCGCAATAGGCGCATCCACAAGGGCCGTCAGTTCCTTTACCCTGGCCTCGAAGTTGTTGTAGGGGGCCAGGCACGCCTTTTTGACCTCTTTGCGCTTGGCGTCGATGGCCTCCCGCAGCTTGTTCAGGTCGGCTCGGTCCTGCTTGGCGGCCTTGATGCCGTCCTCCGTTACCACCAGTCCCCGGTACAGGTCCATACGGTCCGCCAGGGCGCTCTTTAAGGTGTCGTAGTTGAACTCCAGCACGGCGGGCAGCGCCGTGGAGAGGTCGGTCTGCATGACAAATTCCAAAGTTTCCATGATGTCCTCCTGTTCTCGCTGTTATGATTGGAAAGTTTCCAGCAGGCGGTGTGCAAGGGAATTTACCCGCGTCGCCCGTATCCGTAAGTCTGACAGGCTATCCCTGAAACAGTTGATTTCCCTCCCTGCATTGGGGCGGCCCTCATTCTTTGCCTCGATGATGTCCAGTACCCGCTCCAGGATGGCCTCCGTGTCCTCCAGCATCTCGGTGGTCTGGGCGGAGATAAGGGGCAGCGTTTCCGCGATAGGCGCGGGGGCGCAGCACTTGGCCCCCAAGTTTTCGTTGGTGTTCATAAAAACAGTTCTCCTTTCATCCTCGGGGTGGCTGGCAGCTGGATTTTCAGGGGCGGCGCGACGCCGCGCTCCACGCACCCCCAAAATGCGGTGTCCTCCCGCTCCACCAGCTCGATGTCCTCCACGGCGTCCTCCCGGTCGATGCGGTAATGGCGTACCTCCTTGCGGTCGTCGCCGTCGGCGGTGATATACTTGATCTGCACCAGCAGTTCCACGAACCCCCACCCGGAGGCGAGCATCTGCTGGCATACCTGTGTGTAGTAGTAGTCTGGTATCTGGCCCTTCCACTTGGCCCACTCCATGGAGGACATGATCTCCGTGGTCTTGATTTCAAGACCGCCTCGGCAGCCCGTGGCGATCTCCTCCAGTTCTCCATCCGGGGTGCAGGTGATGTAGGGCTTTGTGGGGTGCCGGTAGACTTTGAAGGGGGTAAATTCCAGCCGATACTCCGGGTGGTCCAGCGCGAACAGCGCCCGCAGCAGTGGCTCCGCGTCGTTGCCGTACTTCACGGCAGGCTTGTCCCCGATGTCCTCTGCCTTTACCAGCCCCCGCTTTTCCTCCCAAAGCCGGACATTGGTTTTCCATGGGGACACCCCCAGGACGGCGGCGGCCTCCGATGCGCCGATGCCGTCCCGGAAGTGTTCCAGCCACGCCTCCCGGCTTGGGTACACATAGAAGGGGGAGAGAGTCATCACATCATCACGACGACCTTGCCGCCGCCTACCTCGTCCGCCAGCTTTTCCTCGAAGTAGGCCATGATGCGGCGCTTTGCCTCCATGGCCCACATGCCGCCGTCCGCCTCAAACAGACCCACGCCCTCCTCGGCGTCCATCCGCAGCAGGAACTCGCTCTCCGGCTGCTCGACCTCCAGGAAGGTGCGGTAGGGCCGCAGGACGACTCTGGGCCTGACCTGCAACATTGATTTCAGGGAGATGCCGCTCCGGGCCTCAACCTCCTGGCTCACCCCGTTGTCCCGCGTGACCACGCCGTTGTCCATGCTGACGCGGGAGAGCAGGTCCAGCAGGTACTCCGTGCCCTCTCCGGGGGCAAATTTGCTGCGCAGTTCAATGATGGCGGACTCGATGCTGCGGAACCCGTCGCGGAACCCCGGCACATCGCACTTGGCCTCATACAGATTGTCCCGCTCCATTTCGCCGTCATAGGTGGTGAACACCGACACCTGCCGCGCCCCATCCACCCGGATGAACAGGGGCAGATTGTCGAACATGTCCAGTTCGTTGCGCACCAGCTTGACGATGCTGTCCAGCCCGGTCACAGAGATGCGGGCCGGGCGCGCCACATGGGGCGGGATGCGTACCAGTTCCCGGTCGGAGTAGGTTTCGCCGCAGATTTCGTAGGTCTTGTTCTCTTTCAGAGAAACAAGGTACTGGATGGCCTCTTTAATCATGGTAAGTTCTCCTTTCTGGTCTGGGCCTCACGCCCGCTTGAAGTTCAGAATTTTGGGCTGCGCCTGTTCACTCCCGTCAAACGCCACCTGGCCGGGCACCTGGGGGACCATCTCGGCCACCACCATTTCGCCGCTGCCGGGCTGGTTCGTGATAAACAGGCTGGTGGTCACGGGGTCAGTGGGTACCAGCGCCGACTTTGCCGTGGTCTGCACCGTAATGGTCCGCCGGTCCGCGCTGGGGATAAGTTCCAGGGAAACGGTGATCTTGCGTTTCCCCGTAGGCTTGGTGTTCGGGTCCAGGATGTTGTCGATGACCTTTCCCATCTCATAGTCCACCCGCTCCAGAATGGCACCCATGGACATCTCCAGGATGCTTTTCTTGTCCAGCTGCTCACTCATACTGCCTTTCCTCCTTTCCTGGCCCTTGACCGGGCCGCATACTCTGCCAGCAGCCGTTTCAGGGCTGCGTCATGCCAGCTTTGCCATGAACTGTACCCACACACCTGGAGCAGATCGTCCGGCAGACTCTCCGCAAACTCCCGGCTGATGCGGTAGCACTTGCGGAACCGGCCCACATGGCTGGGCGGCGGGGCCGTGGTCTTGTGTTCGCTCTCCTCCGTGGGTCCCTGCGCCTCTCCGTGGTCATGGAGAACACCCAGAAGGTCCAGGTCCTCCGCGTCGAACAGGGCCAGCCTGTCCGCTTGCAAGACCGCCTCCAGCCCCTCCAGCTGGGCGGGAGTGGGCAGGCATACGCCCTTCTCATACCGGGACACCATGCCCACATCGGCGCGCGCCTCGATTTCCTTTAGCCTGGCCGACACCTGGGGCTGTGTCAGTCCCAGCGCCAGTCGCCTCTCCTGCAATCGGTTTGCCATGGTCTTTGTCCTCCCATCTGCTCCATCGTTTACAGCCCTTGCACGGCTCCTTGCTCATAGGCAGCTTGTAGTGGGTGCAGGAGCAGCACCCGTGCTTTACATCGCGCTCCATCACATCAGCCCTCCCCATTGTTCAGCCATGGCGCGAGCGATACCGGGGAATGTTTTTGACCGTATCTTGGGGTCGCGGTTGCTGTTCAATTTGTATCGGGTGTAGATGGACGGGTCCCTGTTCGCGCAGGTAGAACCCACCCACAGACCTTTCGGCTCAACAATTTTTGTCGGTTTCAGCTTGGGCAAGCCTCGCAGCCACAAGCATGTGCGCTTTCTCCACGGGTCTCCGAACATGTAGGGTTCAATAATCTGGTCATACTCTGGAAGTCCAAAACATTTCATTGGGACCGGATTTTCAACGGCTACATGCTCGCAGTCTGCATATAGAAAAAGTTTGAAAAACTCCGCAGCAGATACGCCTTTCTCATACCGGCTCCTGTCTTTGATTGAGTGGTCTTTGTTGAACAGCCGGACCGCTCCAGCCGCCGTAAGGTAAGTGCATGGGGGGTGTGCCACAATAAGGTCCCATCTGATTTTCAAAATCTGTGCGGCGTCTGCCTGAATGTGGTATTCAGGATGCCCCCCGCAAGCGATAAGGTCGCAACTATACGCCTCATGCCCTCGCGCCCGGAACTCGTTCGCAACCGCCTGGCTCTCCTCACAAGCTACAAGCACCCTCATGTCCCAAGGTCCCCGTATGGGCTTTCCAGCCCCCAGTCCCAGGTCGTTCCGCCGTCCCACTCTGTGCGGAAATAGTTGTGCCGCCCGTCCCCGGAGAAGTAGGTATATTCCCTGGGGAGGACCCGCCCCACATCGCCCACGCAGCTGTCCTCGATTTCCCAGCGGGCAAGAACATCTTCCGCCAGGGCCAGCAGTTCCGGCAGGATGGGGTGTTCCGGGTCATATCCGTGGAACTGGCTGGGCTGGGTGACAACGGCCACGATGTCGTCAGGCCACAGGCCGCTCTCGTCGTCCACCCGGTTCAGCACACACCAGACCACGGCGGCCTGTTCCGTGGTGCTGCACCCCCGCGCCTCGCCGTAGATTGTCTTTGCCAGATACTCGGCGGGGTCCGCCTCGGCCTCCGGCTCCTGGATGACCGGCTCCGGGGTGGCGGGTGCAGTGATTTCCGGCGCTATGTAGTCCGCATCGGCCTCCGCAGCCGACGGGGTGGCAAGGACCAGCACCAGGACCACCAGCAGGACCGAAACGACCAGGGCGAACACCGCACGGACCTGGCGGACCCGCCGCCGCTTTCTCCGTTCAGTCCGGGTCATAGGTCGCCCTCCTCCGCCGGTACAGTTCGTCGATCAGGTCGCTGTCCGTGTAGTCCGCCAGCACCTTCTCCGCCTCCTCTGCATCCACAGATACAAGGATTGAGGATTTCAGATACAAAGCGGGGCGAGCCGCAACGTAGTTGCTGTAGACAAAGTTGTCGTTGACAGAGCCGTCGGTATCGATGCAGTACGCGTCGTTGGTGCCGGAGAGCGGGGAGCGTTTGGTGGTCCACCCGGTAGCCAGCCAGTAGGGGTCGTCCGTCAGCGGGATAAGGTGCCGGTACTTCCGGTATTCGTCGATGGTCAACGCCCGGACAGAGGCCAGGGGCACACCGTAGTCTGTCATGCCGTCCATGGTGGTCAGGTTGACGAGCCGCTCCACCATAGCGTCAAAGGTGGCCGGGTGCTGCTCCCGCAGCCAGCGGATGCCCTCCCGCTCCAGGTTGCTCCCGATGTAGTTGTTGTGGTCCTCCCGCTCCGCGTCGTCGCTCTCGAACTGGACATTTTTCAGGGTGGCCTCCACGCCCAGCGCAAAGGTGGCCCCTGCCGCCTCGTCCAGTTTCACATACTCCACTCCGTCATGGATGAAGTGTTCTCCAGGGCGCACCTGGAACAGTTTGATGCTCTTTTTCTTCATAAACTTGTCCTCCTTCTCGGTGTCAGCAGTCCCGATGCTGTGTCTTGGTCGTTCTGCGGTTCCCCCGGCGGCGGATTGCCTCCTGGACGGCCCGCTGTGCCATCAGAGGGTCGTACTCCGGGCGTTGCCGGGCATCCAGCCGCCCAGTCGCCCCGCGCCGTAGTTCCTCGTAGATGGTGGCGGGGTGACAGCCGATTTCGTTTGCGATGTCCAGCACGCGGGCCTCCTCGTTGTAACGCTTGGCAATCAGCCGCCGGTCTTTGAGCGTTAGGTATTTCCCAGACATCCGTACACCCCCTTTTTCTGGGTAAAAAATAAAGCCCCGAAGGGGTTTCCCCCCTTCGGGTTTTACAATAGCATTTGGGGGCCCAAATGTCAATAGATTAACCCGAATTTCTTTGAAAAATTTTTTATAGCTTAACCCACGCTTGCAAGGAACTCTTGGAACACTTCCGCAGAGGTGCGCCAGTTCAGGATTTTACGCGGGTAATTGTTGAGCCAGTCTTGAACGAGGCGCACTTGCTCCGCCGTTACTTGTCCAAAGTCCGTTCCCTTTGGAAAATGCCATCTAATCATCTGGTTTTGTTTCTCATTACTTCCGCGCTCCCCTGGGCATCTCGGGTGGCAGTAATAGAGTTGCGTCCGCCGTTTTCCGGTGATGCAAGACCGCTCCATGCCCTCACAATCTGCAAACTCGGAGCCGTTGTCCACGGTAATACTGCGGAATACGCGACGGAATAACTGGGGTCCCATTTCCATCTCCAGAGCATCCAAGGCGGCCACCACACAGGCGGTCGTCTTTCTCTCCATGCGCACCATGATCTCGCTGCGGGTTTTCCGCTCCGTCATGACCAGAAGCGCCTCCGGCGTTCCCTTCTTGCCCTCCACGCTGTCCATCTCCCAGTCGCCGGGTACTTCACGCAGCCTGACAATCTCCGGCCTGCGCTCGATGCTTTTTCCACTGGGTGCCCTGGCGGCGCGCTGGACATGATTGTACCTGCGCTTTCTGGTCCCCTTGAACCGCAGCGCCTTATTCGTCAGGGGCCAGAGGTCCCCGTTTTCTATGTACTTATACACCGTCTGCCGACAAAGGGTGCAGGAGAAGGTTGTTTCCGGTGTTTTCCCCAGCAGGGCGCAGGCGGCGGACGGAGAATACCCGGCGGAAATGGTATCCACAAGCCACCTTGCAAGGTCGTGGTCCTTTCCTATTTTCAGTCCCTTCTCCATGTTCTTAACCGCCCGCTCGTGGTAGGCAACGGCCACTTCCGGCGAGTATGTAGTGTAGGTCCGCAATTCACTGTCCACCAATTCTACCGCGCCGCGCTTGCACTCGTCATAGACTGTGCTGTGATGTACTCCGAGATACCGGGCAATCTGCGGCTTGCTGTATCCCTGCCGCAGCATCTTCTCAATGGTCAGCCGGTCGCTCCAGGTCAGGTGCCCGCCCTTTTTTCTTGGCATACTTTCTCCTCCATTTGCTATGCACTTGCAAGGTTTTTGTATATCATTAGCACATTTTGTCGTTTCCTGTCAATGCCCCAGGCAGACACAGAAAATCCCCCCTACCTTACGGGTAGGGGGGATTTTTTAGATTTTTTATTCCTCGCCGACCAGCCACTCCATGGTCACGCCCAGCACCTTTGCAAAGTTGACCAATTCGTAGTCCGCAACAAACCGCTCTCCGCTTTCAATCTTGCTGATGGCCTCCCGCTCAATGCGGACACCGGTAAGCTGCATCTTTGCGGTAAGATCACCTTGGGTCATGCGCTTTACCACTCTTGCCTGCCGGATGCGCTCACCGCATAAATTTTTCGCTCCGTCGTAGTCGTAAATTTTCAAGGCATAGCCCTCCATCGCCTTGACTGTATCATGTTTTTGGGCTATTCTTGTAATAAAGATTTACAAACTATATCGGAGATATACAAGATTTAATAAAGACGCACACAACAGAGAAACGCGGGGGAGGTTTTCGCCCGCCCCCGCGCTTTTTCAACCGATTTCGCCCTGCAATTCGTGATACCGTTTCAGCATCACACAGAACTGTGCCCGTGTCAGCGGGGAGTGCAGCATCAGGTTTCCGCTCCCGTCACCGGCCATAAGGCCGCTCTCGGTGGCCCAGTCCACCCCGTCCTTCTCCCAGTCCACGGGGTCACTGTCCGGGACAGGCAGCGCGTGTCTGCGCTCGTAGTCCGCCATCATGGCGTCAAACTGCTCTTGTGTCATGTCGTCGCCCTCCTTTCCGAGCCGCCGTGTGACTTCTGCGGCAATCTGTCCGTGCCGGTTGTAAAGATAGTCGCCAGGGCACGCCTTGTTTGCAAACCAGCGGTGTACGGTCATCACCATTTCACCGTTTTTTGGCTCATAAGAAAGAGTCTTATCTTTATCTCCAAGCCAGAGCAGGCGCTTTGCCCCGTTTCTACGGCAAATATCCGTCACTAAATCAACGAGTGCGTTGTACGCCTCGTCCGTGACGGCATAAGGGGCGTAGTTATCGCTGGCGGTTTCGATGGTGACAGCCCGGTTATCATTGGAGGAACTGGAAGAACACCAGGACCGGTTTTCCTCCTCCACGCAAAGTCCGATGCTGCCATCATACCCGACAACATAGTTGCAGGACGCCTTTTTGCTGGAAGGCAGAAAAACCTCGCATCCGCGTTTTGCCGTTACCTGACCTACGAAACAGTGAATGGTGATCGTATCAATGGCATGTTTTCGCTTGCCGGAATGATTGGGTGACAGGTTGGTGACAGTCGCCAAGGTGCTGTTACTCATTTTCTGGTCCCTCCACAAATGCCTTTACAGCCTGATTTGTGTCCAGCATCTCCCGCATCTCCTCCAGGGCGTCGTCCACCATGTCGCTGAACAGTTCAAAGGACACCAGCTTGGCGAGCCACGGGAACCTCGTCACGAAAAGGTCGTAGACCTGGCGGAGTTTCAGTTTTCCGGTTCCGCCGCCCAGGTCCTTCTCCGCCTCCGTGACAGCCCACAAAAGCCACTCTCGGACCTTTGAAAGCTGTGCATCCGTGGGCAGCCCCACAAAGCGCGCCACGGCCACAGCGGCCACGGCTATGACGGCGATCACCGCCACAATGATGGGCCAGTTCTCCAAGATAAATTCCATACTCATTTCCTCCTTTTCAGCAGTCGCGTTTGACTTCCTTCTTGGAATTGTTGGTGCCGAATACGGGGCCGTCGTTGTGTTCAAAGATGTTTTGCACCGTCTTTAGAACATTCACCCCAAGTATCGTTTCAATGGCCTGCTGGGAGAGTTCCACCACCGGGAACACCTGCCCCAGCCGAACAGTGGCATAAAGAGCAATCAGGTACGATACCGACACCCACCCCAGGGCCGCCAGCTGCGTGGTGATGAACAGGATGCGCGTCACGGAGCGCATGGTCAGCCGCTTTCCTTTAGCCATCCCGCACCTCCAGCCCGCGCATGTCCTCCACCAGCTTGGTGACGGCTCCGTTTCCTCCCAGGGCGTGATATTCCTTGTAGAGCGCATTCACATTTTCAAGGCCGTGCAGGGTTATCCATCCCCGCTCGAAATAGTGGTAGTAGGCTTGCAGAATGCGGTCGCGCAGCAGGGCACGGATGCCAGCCTCCACCGCCCGCTGCCGCGTGTCGGCCTCCTTCTGTCGTTTCCACAGAATACGGCAGGCAGCGATTACTCCTCCGGCGGCGATGCCGAGCAGCCATTCCACCCAGAACTTTGTGATGATCTCCAGCATTTCTTCACCGCCCTTTCCAATCGAGCATATCAGAACAGGAAAGGGATTGCGCCCCGAAAAGATAGAAAATTTTGAAAGAGAGGGTTTCCTATGAAAATTGCCATTTGGTGCGGCTGTATCGCAGTTTACAGCGTGGTCGTCACCGCGTGCCGGTTGGGTGGAGTTACCTTTGGGGCGCTCCCCACGGCTCTGCTGTTCCTGCTTTTGGTCATCCTACCGGCTCCAGTCCTGTGCAGAGCATGGGATAGGAGGGGGAAGAAAGCGGCGAAAGCCTCTTGGCCCGCTCCCGGTAATAAGCTGTGCGGAACTCCATTCGTGCGCGCCGGTGAGGGTGTCCTCGCCGGGCAGGATGCAGCGCCAGCAGAGAAAAGAACGCGGCGCACCCGTCTGGAAATCGGCCTTGCCGTGGCCTGCGCAGTTCTGGTTGTCACATCCTCCGTCCTCGGGTATAAGGTCTACGAGTTCAGGTCGATGGCAATAGACTTTATCCGGGTCAATGCCGACATGCTGGAGGAGAATACCGCCTTGCGGGAAGAAATAGGCGCGCTGCGGGATGCACAGAACGCCAGCGCCAGCCTGACCGGAATTGACGATTTTACGGCTGGGTATCTGGAGGAGCGGGAAAACAGGGGGCTGCCCTACTATGTAGCCAGCGTGAACAGTGACATATACCACCGTTCATCTTGTGACTATGTGGAGAACATCCTGGAGCAGAACCGCACCTACTATCTTTCGGAGGCGGACGCCGTTGCAGACGGCAAACATCCGTGTTCCGTCTGCAATCCATAAGCAAAGGACCGGGATTACTCCCGGCCCTTTCGCTTTACTGGTAGGGGTTGTTGTCTGCTTTCCAGCCCTTGTTGGTGCTTTGCCAAAGATAGGCCCGCCCCTCGTCGGACAGCCCGGTGAGCATGTCGATGGCGGCCTGTGCCTCTGCCTGGTCGATGCTGCCGTTGCGTTTCTCCGGGTCCTCATTCTCTGCGTCTGCGATTTCCCGCGCCGCCAGATAAAGCAGGTAGTCCGCCTCGCTGATGCCATAGGCGGCTCCCGCGTCGATTTTTTCCCGGAGGGTCAGCCCGGCATCCGTTCCGACGGTCAGGTTGTAAAGGTCCTCCTCCACCGCAGCCCGCTGTTCCGCGTTGGCCGCGCTCCACACCGGAGAACTGGAGATTTGCCCGTACAGCCGGCCATAGGTCCGCTCCTGGGTTGGCGTCAGATACCGGCGCGTCAGGTCAGACACGCTCTCCACGCCCTGTTCCTCCTTCATCCGGCTCTCCATCGCCGTCCTGATCTGCTCCTCCGTGACACCGTTTGCCACCATGTCCTCGTAGATGATCTCGTATGCCTCCGGGTCGTTCACGCTGGCGGCATAGAGGATGTTCATAAAGTTGCTGCGGTTTCCCTGGTATCCCATGTTCAGCAGCGCCTTGTCAATCTCATATTGCAGCAGATAGTTGTCCGTTTCAATGGCCGCCGTCGTGGCCACCGCCTGCACATCCCGTTTCAGGTTGGCGACGGGCAGGCCGAACAACCGCGCCACTTCCGCCAGCATGTTGGCCGACGCCCCGGCGATGCTGTACCGCCCCTCGCCGGAGAGCGCCTTTCTCATGTTGGAGAACGCCGTCCAGACCTGCTCCACAGCCTCCATGTCCATCCGCGTCACATCAAACCCCTGGGCGATGGATACCAGGTCCTTGAAGTAGGGCATGTAGGCGAGCGGGTTATAGTTGGCCTCCAGGTTCCCGCTCCAAAAGCTGTTCCAGTAGTCCAGGAAAGTTTCCTCGTCCCCGGTAAACCCGGTGAACGCCTGGAAAACCTTCTCCCAGTAGTCGGTTTCCTTGTCGTCGTCCCGCAGGCCGTCGATGATGGACTGCATAATGGCGTTGACCGTGAAGGACACCACAAGGGCCGTGGAGGTCCTTGCAAGCGCCTTTCCGGCCCTGCTGCGCGCCTCCTGTCCCGTTGCGTGGCGCAGGTCATACACCGCGTTCACGAACATGTTGTAGGTCTTGGTCGGCTCGCCCATGAAGGAGGTGGACATCTTGGTCAACGCATCCGGCGAGCGCATGATCTGGGACCTCTGGAGGATGCCGTCCACCACTTGGGTCTGGTCGATGATCTGGCCGAACCGCTCCGCCACGGCCCGATAGAACGCGTCCGTGCCGGGTTTCAGGCCGGGCCTGCGGTCCTTGATTTCTGCCTCCACCGCGTTCCAGAGGCGCGACCACGCAAAGCTGTCCGCCCTTCCAGCACCGGCCATGCCTGCCTGTTTGATTTTCTCCAGGCGGCTGTCGCTGCCCAGCAGAACATCCTTCATCTGCCGCCCGGTGTTGATGTCGAAATAGCCCCAGTCCTTCCAGCGCGCGATAGGGGCATACTGCATCACGCGCTCCCAGTTCCCGCGCCGCACGGTCCCAGCCGCCAGGTACTTGGCATCCAGGGTGTTCAGCGCCCGCAGGATAGCTGTGGGCTGCTGGAGGATGACGCGCAGGTTCGCGGCCACGGCGGCGGCCTTGTAGTTGCCCACGATGCCGTCCATGAAATTCCCGCTCCCAGTGGTGCGCACGCCTTGGTTCAGGTCGTCCACCAGCTTGTTCAGGTAGGCGTTGCCGTTCCTTCCGAACACCCGCTCGATAACGCTCTTGACCGTGCCGGTCCGGTTCCCCTCGCTGTCCCGATAGGTAAAATCGCGGATGCGCCGCACATTTTCCATGGTGGGCAGCCACGCCGCATAGGTCGCCATGTCATTGACATGGGAGGCGAAGATGTCAAAGATGCTCCCCACCATAACGGCGTTGTTGGCGTTGGGGTTGGTGCCCTTCGTGAACCCGCGCCCGGCGATGGTCTGTGCCTGCGCCTCTTTGGCGATGTCCTGCCGGGTCTGGTTCCGGTCCACCTGGATGGGGAAGTAGTCCGGCTCCGTGAACTTCCGGTATCCATACACCTCCATGCTGGCCTCGTTGCCCAGGTCTGCCAGCTGGCCGCCCATATACTTTTGCAGGGCGTCCGCAATTTTGACCTGTTCCTCTGTCAGCACGCCGGTGATCTCCGCCAGGTCCTCGATGCTCACATGCACCGCGTCAGCCCGGCGGTTTTCCCGCAGGCCGCGCCCGCCCCGCACCGTGTCTGGCCGGATGCCGCCGGTGAAGATATGCTCTTGCGCCTGCTTGCGTTTCATCAGTTCATACAGGGCCATGACCTGTGCCGTAGACATGGTGACTTTCTGGCCGTCGATGTCAAAGGTGTGCATCTCCCGCTCCAGCTGTCCCACATTCGTCTTGCCGATGATGTCCTGGGTCGCCTGCTGGGCGCTGCGCATGATCTCAATGTGCCGGTCCTGGGCGGAGCGGAGCATCTGGAAAAGTGCATCCCCGGTTTTGCCCAGGCGGTGGAAATACCCCTGCGGGGTCAGCATGTCCAGGTTGACCAGCTTGTCCACCTTGCCCAGCACGCCCCGGTAATCGCCCCGGTCCTGACGCATGATGTTGTCGCTGCGGATGCCCTCGGCCACCTGGGAGATGGTCTGGAACCGGCTCTCGCCCAGCATCCGGTTTGCCGTGCGGATGGATGCCTCCACCGCCTTGATGGTGGACCATACCGTGGCAAGCTGACTGGTGCCCATCTCCGCAAGCGGGGTGTCCCGCATGGCCTCCAGTTCAGACAGGTTATCCATCAGGTCCGGGTCGATGATAAGGGTGTAGTCGGACCCCTCCTTGGAGATGTCGGCGTAAGCCTGCCGCAGCGCCCGGAACGCCTCCGTGCGCTTGGTGGGGTTTCCGTTTCCGCCCTTGCGGCGTTTTCCGGTTTCCGGGTCCACCGTGTAGACGCTCTCCAGATTGATGGCATCCAGCATGGCGGCCACGGCGGACCGCAGCTGCTCCGGGATGTGCTGCTTGTCGCTGGGGCGCAGCAGGCGGCGGGAAAGGTCACTCACATGGCGGGAGATGCGCGCACGCAGTTCCCGCGCGCTCCGGCGTTCCCGTCCGGCGGCGTCCCGTGCCGCGTATCTGCTCCGCAGGCGCTCCAGCTGCCGGGCGCGGGTTTCCCGCTCCCTCTGGATGACTCTCTGCACCCGCTCCCGGTTCTGCTGCCGCAGTTCGGCAAGGCGCGCGTCCCTCTGGGCGCGCACGCGCTCCACCTGCTGCCGTCCTCTTGCTCTGGCATCGTCCAGCCTGCGTGCCTGCCGGTCCGCAAAGGTCGGCCTGGTCTGGGGCAGGTCAAAGAACCGCTCCATGATCTCGTTGGACGCGTCGGCCACCGCCTCGTTGAAGTAGCCGGAAAACGGGTTGCTCTCCGTCACCCGGTAGATTTCATCAAGGACATCCACGATGTGGAGCAGCTGGTCGGTGGGGTGGCTCTCCCTCTGCTCGTCGAAGAACTCCGGCCACATCTGGGACATCTCCTGGTACACCTGGTCAATGTTGGTGCGGCCACGGGTCAGGTTCAGCCTGCCGAAGTTCCGGCGGCGGAAGTCGCCGTAGTCGGGGATGTCGTGGCTGTCCTCCTCGGAGATAGACAGGGGGGTGGTCCGCAGGTAGGAGCGCAGGTCGCTGTACTCCTGATATGCGCCGTCATCCCGCACAACGGCATTGTCCACCAGCTTGCGCGCGATGGCATCCGCCCGGCGCCGCGCCTCGGTGTAGGTCAGTTCGTCGTTCCCGTCCCTGCCACTGGCGATGTAATCATACAGGCTTTGCAGGTCGCCGGAGATGTCGGATACATCCAGGTCGGCGTCGTAGGAGCGGATAAGTTCCCGCGCGGCCCGCTCCACCGCCCGCCTGTTCGTGGTCACACGCTCCGTCCGTCTGGTCTGGCCCCTCCAGTATTCCACCCGCTCCCGCAGCAGCGCATTCTCCTCTTGCAAGGCCGCGTTCTCCCGCAGGATGTCGCTGCCCTTGATGGAGCGCCGGATGTCCGGGTCGCTGGTGGGGGTCTGGTTGTCCACCCGCTTGATCTGCTCCGCGGAGAACACGGATACCTCCGTATTCCCGCCAAAATTCCACTGGATGCCGTCGTATCCTTTGCCCTGCAATTTCTTGATGTCCGCAGGGGTGATGATGTGCGTGTCGTTGCTCTGCTTTGCCGAGCGGGATTTATAAATGCTGTCCCTCCCGTATGCTGCCCGCAGGATTTCAGGCACGGGGTTTCCCTCTGTCACCACCAGAGGATTTGTCACATTTGCGTACAGTTCATAAAGCTGGCCGTTGCCCTCTCCCATGGCGTCCGCATACCGCTGTGCATCGGCCCGCCTGCTTGCGAGATAGATGCCGGGTCCGAGCCAGCCGGAGCGGCCCCGGCGGAACTTTGTAATTTCTCCATAGGTCGTCGTCCCGTGGTAAAGGACAAGCAGCCTGCCTTCCGCATCTGTGATTTTGCTGTCCCGGAAGAACTCCTGCTGCTCCGCCGTCAGGTTTCGTCCCTGACTGTCCGTGGATTTCAGCGAGAACCGCGCGCCCTCCACGCTGTTCACCTTTGCCAGCCGGTCCGCATCGTTTCCCGCCTCATAGGTGAGGACCTGCCCCACACCGGCGGACAGAAGATCTTCCGACAGGCCGTTCTCCACATTGTCCGGCAGGACGGCGGCCAGCACCTCGTTGAACCGGACGCTGCGCTCCGGCTTTGCCTCGAAGATGTTCACCGGCATCTGGGACACATCAAAAAGGAGGTCCCGAATTTTTGCGGCCAGTTCGTTGCTGATGTGGTATTGGTATTCCTCATTCAGCGTGCGCATGATGCTGTCGATGGTATAGGTCCCGCTCTCGGCAATTTCCATCAGGATGTTCCCGATTGAGTCCGTCTGCATATAGTCAAACGACCGGGAGCCGCCGGGGGACCGCTCTGCCACTTCTCCCACGATTTCGGAGAGGCGGTTGTCCAGCGCGTCGGTGATATTCGCAACTTCTTCCTCGGTCAGATTTTGCAGTCGGCCCTCCAGCCGGTGCATGTCCGCGATACTTTTGAACCGCTCCGCCATCCCGGCCCGCAGGCTTTTGATGCCGTAAAACCCGGACACATTTCTGCTGTTTCCGTTGTTCTGCCCGGCCATGGCCTTTGTGATGTTATCCAGGGTGACGGGGTAGTGGGTCTGCTGGAAGGTGCGCCGGTTTCCACTGGGGGTAAACCGCTCTTTGTTGTTGTAGACACCACTGGCCGCCTCGATGCCGGAGTACAGTTCCCGGACCCACCGCTCATATCCGGCCCGGTCCAGCGCCTCGTCCACGGCCCGGCGCGTTGCCGCGCCATCTGTCACCGTTTCATAGACAGGCTCGCCGCTCTGGTCCTCGAAATATGCCTGAACTTGCCGCAGGATGCCGCTCATGCGAAAGGCGCTCTTTGTCATGCCGGGAAAAGCCCGCTCCAGGGCCTCGCCGTACTGCTCCCGCATGTCCTTCATATTCATGGAGCCGATAGTTTCCGGGTCCGTCGTGCCCAGGGCGTCGGCCACAGCCTGGTATTGCTCCGCCCGCTCCGGGTTGTATCCTCGGTCCGCCTCCCGCTGCGTGGTAACTGCCGCGATGTGCTGTCCCTGCTCCTCCAGGTACGCCGCTTTCAGGCCATAGTTGTCCATCACCCATTGGACCAGCCCCTCCTCGCCTCCGTGGCGGTTCAGGTAGTCGTCCAGGCCGTATTGTACCCTGCGGAGATCATCCTGAAAAAACGGGTCAACCTGTGCGGACAGTTCACCGATGCGTCGGGAGATGCGGCGCTCTGCCTGCGGGTTCGCATCGTACTCGATGGCCGGAAAGGTTGGCGTCCATGCGTCCGCGCTGTAAACCGTGTTTCTCCGGTTTGCCCTCGGGTCCACCGTCTGCCTGCTCATAACAAGGGTGATGTCCCCGAAGTTCACATGCGGGATGTCGGCCCTTGTCACCGCGATGGAGGGCATGGGGAACCCGCCCAGCCGAAGGGCAGACCGCAGCTTATCTTCCGTCAGGTTATGTAGGGCCAGCAGCGTGCCGTTGTCCTCCACCGCAGATTTCATGGAAAATCTGGTATTGCCGGTAACATCTCCAGCCTCCAGGCCAAGACGCTCCAGCCCGGCCTCGTCGAGCGGGCCTCCTTGCCTTTGCATAGGTTCAACACCAGCATCCCGACAGATGGCGTCCGTTTCAGCATCGGTGAGGATGCGCGTTACCCGCATAGCCCCCGTGATAATCCATGGCACCGTATCCGGGTTCGGGTTGGTACGGTAGCGGTAATATCCATCGGTAGGCAGCTTTGGGAGGCCAGCATAAGAGTGGCGGAATTTCCCGTTTTCGGTGTATCCGTAGGACATGGCCTCCTCTTGGTAATCCACATCCATGGCATATTCGCACTCCGCCCAAACAAAGTCCGCAGGGAACAGGTCCTTTACTCCGGTTGCCGGGTTCTTCCTTGCAAACTGCTTTGCCAGTGGGATGTCGCCAAGGTGCCATCCAGGGCGGAACGCCAAGCTGCCCTTTGCAGCATTTGTGCCGCGCCCTCCAGCCTGTACCTGCGCTCGGCCGGTTTTGGAGGGAGGAGCGGCCTGTCCCACATCAGCATCGAGCCATACCCCTACGGGGGTTCCAGCCCCTCCAGGGTTGGCTACCATAGGCGGGTACAACTCCCCATTTTTTGCGTAGAACACCTTGTATGCAACGCCAGTTTTCTTGGGAGGGTCCTTTTCGCGCAGGGAGTATCTGGTATTCACATCGGAAAATTCAACCCGCTGCTGCTCCTCTGTCATAGCAGAAATCTGCTGACTGCCAGCGTGCAGCGCCTCCTCCCAGAGCCGGGCGGCCTTCTCCAGCGTGTCCATGTCCACGCCGTATTCGCTCATAGCTGCCCGGTCCTGGTCGCTCCGGCCCTTAAACAGCGCCTTGACCTTGGAGATGAAGTCCCGCAGGGCATCCAGCACCCGCCGGGCCACGCTCCGGTTTTCGCTCGCCAGCCGCTCGAACCGGGTCGGGTCTACCGTCAGCGCCTCGGTGAAGTCTGCCGCGATCTCGTCCATGGCCTGCTCGGTGGTCAGGTTGACCCCGCTCTCCGCATACCGCGCCTTGTACCGCTCCACAAGGGCGGCGGTGGACCCGTCCCGCTCCGCCAGGGCAGATACGGCGTAGTCCCGGTAGGTCCGGTATGCCTCCGGCGCAATCTCCTGGAGGCGGTGGGTGATTTCGTGCTTTGCCACCACCTCGCCCGCGTTCTCTGCGTCCGCCGCGATGTAGACGGTCCCGTTGTTGTACCAGCCATTGGCACCGCCCGCGCCGGTAGCAGCCGTAACGGTAATCTTGGTCCCGGTCGCACGGGCCAGGGCATTGTAAAAGCGCACTGTGTCCTGGGACAGCTGCGCGGAGTGTTCGCTGGGAATAAAGCCAGCCTCGTCCCCGTAGACGGTGGCGAACCTTACGCCCTCCCGCTCCGCCGCCAGGCTGGCAGCCGCGTCGTTCTGCCCGGCGGTATAGGCCGCGTACTGCTGGGCGTCGTTCAGCGCCCCGGCGTACTCGCTGCGGACCTTGCCCATATCCATGCCGGACACGCCAGCCTCATAATAGGCCGCAAAGCCAGCGTAGAACTCGCCCGCATCCACGCTCCCGTCGTATGCGGCGGTCAGCGCGCGGCTGCCGCTCTCGCCCAGAGTGCTTGCCGCAGACTGAACCCGCCGGATGTCATACGCCTGCTGCGCGGCGGTCCGTTCTGCTCCCTGTTCGGTGGCGGCCTGTGCGGTCCTCTGCGTCCCCTGGGAATTTACCCCCGCGTCAGCGGAACGGGCGCTCTCACGGCTTGCAAGGGCGCGGATGTCGCTTTTAACGCGGCTGATGGGCGCGTCTGTGTTGACCTCCTCGCCGGTCAGCTGGGACAGGAGCGCCACGGCCTCCTCATTCTGCGCGATGCGGGCCGCCTGGTTCCCGCTGATCTCCTCGCCGTTCACCAGCATTTCGATGGCCGCGCGGGTGGCCTCCGGGATGTCATTGTCAATTTCAGCGGTGTTTTGGCGCTGTTCCTCCGTTTCCTGGGCAGTCGTTTCCAAAACAGTGCCGTTTTTGGCGGTGTTCTCCTGGGACTGTTGCTGGTTGTAGCGGTTGTAGGCCGCGTTCGCCATACCGTTTACCGCATTTACGGTCCCGCCCATCACACCGCCGGAAAGAGCGCCGCCCACACCGGCCTGCACTACCTGGCCGATCAGGTCCATAAACGCCTGCCGCTCCGCGTCCTCCTGCGACATGCCCTGGGCGATGTACTCCCGCACGGCTGCGTCGTAGTTGGAGTTATCCCCCATGATGGCCGCGTCAGCCAGGATGTTGGCAATCTCGGTGAAGGTTTCCTCGCTGGCCTCGACGCCCGCCTGCTTTGCCGTTTCTTTCAGCCAGGTTTTCCACCCCGTCACACTCTTGGTCGCCAGCAGATTGTCGATGCTCACTTTCTCAAAAATGGCCTCGAACGCTCCGGCGGCCAGGCCGCCCATAAACGCCTGCCCCTTGGTCCCGCCCCGGTCGATGATGTCCTTTGCCTGGTTGGCTGCGGCGGTGGAACTGCCCACCACCAGCGCGCCGGTCGGACCAAAGGCCGCCAGGTTCAGTGTGCTGTCCCCGATGCTCATTCCGGTTTGATACAAAAAGGATGCCACATTCTGGCCGAACAGTTCCCAGTCGGTGTTTTCCTCGATGTCCTCGGAAACGCTCTGCCGCACTGTGTTGACATAGTTGGTGGCGTCCATGGTATAGCTGTTCATGGGGACATAGTTCTCCGGGTCGTCGGTGTCCCCGTGACCCATGTTATCCAGCATCACGCGGGCGAAGTCGAACCCCTGGAACGGTGCCACCAGCAGGCTGTCAACGGAGGAAAGGATGGGATGCTCCCGGGCATACTGCTGCCACTCCTCCAGGTTCTCCTGGTAACGCTCCGCGTCCTCCTGCATCTGGGTGTATCCGGTCATGCGCTCATAGTCGTACCCGCCCTCTGCCAGCGCGGACACGGCCTGTTCTTTCTGTTTCTCCAGTTCCAGATACAGGTCGTAGATGTTGTTGTATCCTCCATCTGTCCGGGGAACATAGGCTCCGCCAGCCCCGGCGATGGCGTACTGGTCGATGGCCTTTTGGTCCAGGCCGTATTTCTCGAACAGGTAGTTCTTGTACTCCTCCACCTGGGCGGCGTCCCCGTCGTGGGTGGTGGTGTAGGCCATGACAGCCGTCACCTTGTCCATGTCAGATTGGATGTCCTGGGCGGATTGATACTGCGCGGACATCGCCTCGTCCTGCTGGAGAGAGGCACGCTTTTCCTCGTTCTCGGTCTGGTAGTATCGGGAGAGCAGGTCGTTGTACTCCTGGTCATACCGGGAGTAGTTCGCCTCCGCCTCCTCCAGCCTGGCGCTCCACTCGTCCCTCTGGCTCTGTGTCATATACCGGGACCCATTCATTACGGTGCGCGCCTCGTTCCGCTCCTTCTCGGCGGCGTCCCGCAGTTCCCGCAGTTCATCCATGCGCGCGGACATGTCCGTGCTGCTCATGGTGGCGCTGGGCGTGCTGGCCTGCTGCTGGCCGCTCCCGGACTGTGCCCCGCCGGACGGCCTGGTGGTGAGGAACTGGAAGGGGGAAAAGGAGAAGGGGGTGGTCTGCCGAAGGGTGGACATGACAGATGGCCGGGTCGTGGAGGGGGTGGCGGAGGGGCGCTGCTGCCCCTCCGTTCTCCCCGCCATCAGTTCCCGGCGGCGCTCCAGGTATCGGCTTGTAAAGTCGTTTCCCCCCGTGGTGGCGCGCTGCGTGCCCTGGGTCTGCCCGGACTCCGCGCTGGGGGTCGTCACCCTGGAACTTCCGCTGCTCCCGGTGTCGGTCTGGTTGTTGGTCCTCCCGGACAGGCCGGTCCCCAGAAGTTCACGCCGCCGCTCCAGGTATCGGCTGGTAAAGTCGTTGGTCCTTGCCATGGTCAGTTACCTCCCAAAAGCCCCAGATTTCCCAGGATGCCAAACCCCGTGTTTTCGCTCGTGCGGTTTGTGCGCCGGAACTTGATCTTGCCGTTCTCCACATAGCTTTCAATCTCGCCCCTGGCCTCCAGTTCGGCCAGGTACTCCTCACTGATGGGACCATACCCAAGGTTGATGACGGAGGTCATGTCCACGGTCGCGCCGTCGTAGTCGCTCTCGGTGCCGCCCCCGCTCTCCATCCACTGGGTGAAGTATCCGGCCAGCTTTCCGGCCTGGGTGGTGTTGTAGCCAGAGGCCAAAAGCCACGCGTAGGCGTCACCCTCGCTGCGAATACCGGCCTGGTACATCTGGGAGTAGATGTCGCTGCTCCCGCTCCCGCTGCCGGACCCACTGGACCCGCCGGAGCTGCCGCTGCTGCCGGAACTTCCGCCGCCGGAGGACAGGCGGGATGCGGCCTGCGCTCGGTCATAGGTCGCCTGGAGCGTGGCGATCTCCTCGTCCGTGTACCCCAGGTCCTTGTACCCGGAGAAGTCGCCTGCCGCCGCAAGGGTCTGGGCCTTCTCCAGCGCCCGGTTGTACTCGGTTTCGCTCTCGTACTGCTCCCGGTTCCAGGCTGTTTCGTCCTCGTACCTCTGGTCCTCGATCTGGTCCCGCCCGGCGTTGTAGTTCCACTCCAGGTTGTACCGGTCGTCGCCCACCTCGTCCCGGAATACGCCATAGTCGAAGTTCCGGTCCGTGTTGTACTGTCCGAGAAGGTCCTGGTACTTGGCGTAGTCGCCCTGCTCCAGCGCCAGCAGCATGTCCAGGTTGGCCCGCATGGTGTCCCCCTCGTCCTGGTACATGGCGTAGGCCGCCTGCCTCAGTTCCGGGATTTTGTCCGCCAGCTGCGCCATGTAGTTGTCGTAGGTCTGCTGGCTGGCCGTGGTCGCATAGGAACTTGCAAGGCCGCCGGTGCGCGCGGCCACCTGCCCAAGAGTGTCCTGCATCGCCCTCTGCCCGGAGCGGGTGTAACTCTCCTCATACTGCTGGTAGTTGGGGTCCTCCAGATAGTTGTACTCGAAGGGGTCCCGCCCCAGAATGGCCTCCGTCAGTTCATCAATCTGGCTCTGGTATTTGCTGGTATAGGTCGGCGCGGAGGAGTAGCTGAACTCCTTCTTGCTGGTCCCGAACGGGATGTACTGCGAGCCGTCGCTGCCGCCGGAATACCCGTACTGGCTGCGGATGGCCTCCGCCTGACGGTGGGCCGCGTCCATACCCGCCTGGTCCCCGGCGGCATTGGCCTTGTTCCAAGACTGCCCGGCGGCATCCAGGGCCGCCTTGTCCAGGTCGGACATGCCCACCATGCTGGCGTAGTCGTTCCCGCTGCTGTCCAGCGGGCGGTAGCCGGAACTCCCGGTGCCAGACGCGCTCCCGCTTTTTTGGTTTTCAAGGTTTGTGACCCAGCTGGGCTTGGTAGAGGCGGACCCGCTCGCCTCGTCTTTCTTCTTGGTTGCCATGTGAATACCCCCTTTACTGTATCGCCTGCTCCAGCGCCGTCACGCGGTTTGCAAGGCTGTTGTAGCTGTTCCCCAGGGACTCTATGGAACTCTGCATACTGTTCATAGTGGCCTGCATCGTTTGGATGGTCGCCCGGATGGCGGCGATGTCCTCCGTGTTCTGCTTGCTGGTCTTTTGCAGCTGGTTCAGGATGTAGTCCAGGTTCTCGTGCAGGGTCCTGGAGTAGTTGCACAGCGCCTTGACGGTGGCCGAAATGTCTGTTTTATTGAAGGTCGGCGGTGAGCCGGGAAGGATAGTCGCCATGTCTTACACCTCGCTCCCCACAGAGTATTCACGGATAAGGCTCTTGAACAGACACAGGCCCTTGCCGGACAGCCGGATGCGGAAGTTGTCGCACCGGGTGGGAAGGATGGGGATTTGCGCCGTCTTGGCCCGCTCGTTGTGGGTGAGGAACACCTGCTTGAAGGGCGCTCCGTCCGTGCTGATCTCCACCCGCAGCCAGGACCCCTGCTCCATGTCCGCCCGCAGGAACAGCTTGGAGTAGATTTTCCGCCCGTGGGTGGTTTCGTCCATCTGGCACAGCGTGGCGCTCCAGTCCACGCGGCCCTCCTCCTCGTAGTCCTGCCCGCACATCATCACCTTGCCGTCGGATTTCAGGAAATAGAGGGTGCCGTCCAGATAGGAGAAGTCCACCGCCTGGATGCAGTCCTCCCGCAGCCACACCCCTTGCAGGGTGTCGAACACATACAGTTCCCAGTCGTCCCGCTCCGTCTGCATGGAGATGTAATACCGCTCGCCGTCCGTCCCGGCCACGGCATTGAAAAACCTGCGTGTCCCAAAGTTCTCGCTGATAAGTTCCGGCGTTCCGCCTGTGTAGGCATAGACGCCGCTCCTACCCTTGTAAAACAGGGTTTCGTTGATGACCACCAGGCTCTTTTCGCTGCCCGCCTGGAGGCCAGGGACCGTGTAGGTGTAGATTTCATAAGTGGATGGAGTGGACCCGATCACCTTGTGTACGCAGTCCTCTTTCCAGAACAGCACCGTGGAGGAGTAGGCGATACAGCCGGTAAACTCCCCGTCTGTGCCCACCGCCACGGCGTAGGCGTCGGTGGAGAGGCCGTCGTACAGGTTGAAATTCTTGGGGTCGCCCAGGGCGGACGCATAGATTGTCGTGCCCTCCGCACCCCAGATGCGGTTGTCACACTCGCAGATACAGGTCAGGTCAGGCACGCGCCTTGCAAGGCTCACCGTGCCCCCCTCCGCGCCCGTCCCGGAGAAGATGTCCTTGTCAAAGGTCAGGGTCCTCCCGGAGATGGAGCGGATGATATGGCTGCCGTTGTTCTCGTCGTGGGTCGTACAGCCCTCGATTTCGATTGCGTCCCCTGCCGCAAAGTAGTCCTCGAACTCGGGGTACTTGTGCAGGACCGCCTCATGGAGAATGTAGCTGATGTGGTAGGTTTCGTCGCTCTGAGCTGCCGCGCTCTTGACCACCATGTATTCCTTGTCTGTGTCGCACTCGTACTGGATGATGTCCCCGTCCTCCAGTTCGTCCGGGGTCTTGGATGTCCCGCCGGACAGGGAGAGTGCGCCCGTGTCCTTGTTCACGCTGGCCCCGGTGTAGACGGTGATGGAGGTGTCCGCCGCAACGCCGGTCACGGTGGCCTGCTCCGCCGCCGCCTGGTCGATGTAGCTTTGCTCCGGCACCGTGATGGTGTTTGCCGTGAAGGTCAGGTTGCCGGGGTAGGCCATATACTCCGCCTCCAGGCTGCCAAACTCCTCCGTTGCCGTGTCGTAATATGCCTTGTCCGGGAAAATGACGATTTTGGTGTTGATGGTGGCAAAGTGCTTTTGCCCCGCCGTCACCTGGCCCACCACCTTCCCGTCGTAGAGGAAGTCCGTGCCCCGCACCACGCACAGCTTTCCCCGTGCATAGAGTCCGGTCGCGCCCTCATAGGTGGCGTGGGTCTTTCTCCCGGCCCTCTGGGAAAGGCAGGGGAACCGCATGGAGGACAGGCCAAAACTCTCCGCCAGTTCGCCCTCCCTGGTGTCCTGGCTGTAATTGACGCCGCCGAAAAGGATGATCTGCCTGCGGGTCCGGTTGGTCGCCGCCGAGAAATACGGGAGTTTCATCCCTTGTCCCTCCTCTCTCAAAAAAGGCCGGTCCAGGTCCCCGCCGTAACAGGCATGTGGGTCCTGTGATACGCCTTTTTGTATTCGTCCATCGCCTGATTGAACGCCAGGGCGGAGTTGTTGTAGTTCTCCGCCTCCCGGTTGTAGAAGTCGATTTGTGCCATCAGGTACAGGTCGTAGAGGTTGTCATAGGGGGACTCCACCAGCAGCGGCTTGTCCCCGTCCTCCGGGAAATGCTCCACCACCTGCGGGATGTTGGACCACCCGCACGCCGGGCACCGGCTCCCGTCAATTTCCGGCAGCCATTCGATGCCAGGCGCACCGCACTCCGGGCATACCCCGGGCGGTCCACACGGATCCCCGTTCCCCGGCGTCAGCCGGTGCCGCAGGATGACCTCCCGCAGCAGCTTTCCGTCCAGTTCGATAAGCCACCCGGCTTTCGTCTTGTCGTCGTAGGCGTCCGGCCTTACCCGGCCTACCCGCTCGATGACCTCGTTGATGCTCGGCATATCGCCACCCCCTTTTCAAAAATTGGGGCCGGGCGGGGGATTGCTCCCCCGCCGCCCCCTTGTGTGTCCTCTTATGCTGCCTGGACCCACACGCCGTTGTTCTTCACATACAGCCCGCCGGTCTTGCCCGGTACGCTCTCAATCGTGTAGCATCCATCGCCGTCCGGGTTGTCGGATACAACGATAGAAGATTTAAGATTAAAAGCGGGGCGAGCCGCAAAGTAGTTGTAGTAGACACTGCTGCTGTTGACAGAGCCGTCGGTATTGATGTAGTACGCGTTGTAGGTGTCGGAGTTCGGGGAGCGCAGGCCCCAGTAGACGGCGGTCGTCGTTTCGTCGAAGTAGGCGATGCGCCGCGAATTGCTGTTGAAGTAGGAGAAGGCCGTGCCCTCCGTCTGCCAGCCGCTCACTCCGGCCTCCGTGCAGGACAAGGCAAAGCCCTTTCGGTAGATTGTGTGCAGTGAGGAAACGCCGTTGCCCTCCGCCACAACAATGGGCACCGGGACAAGACAGTCCCGGATTTCCGGGTCAAGCATTTGCGGCCACATCAGGTCGCAGAAGTTGTCCAGCAGGCAGCCGATATACCTGTTTTTATAGCTGCCGTCATAGCTGGCCTCGTACTGCCGTTCGTTGAAGGTGTCCTTTCGGATAAGGGTCACGCCTGTACCCGTGCCATAGTGGTCATTGTCCAGCTTGATGAATTTCTTTGCCTGGGTGTTCTCTGCCAGCTTGACCAGACTGCCGCTCGTCAGATTGGAAAGTAACTGTCCCATATCGTTTTGTTCTCCTTTCGATGATTGCCGGTTCCGGCGCTGGGAGGTTCAGCGCCGCCCGGCGGATTTCCGCGCGGGCCAGGGCTGCATCCAGCCTTGTCCGCATGTTCTTTCGGAGCGTTCCCGTGTCCCCATGCTTTGCATGGGCCTCCCAGGACCGGAAACACTCCTCGATTTTCTCCCGCGAGATGGTCCCCGCCGCGTAGTCCTTCTCCCATCTGCGGATGCGTCGTTTTATCCGCTTGACGGAGGAGTAGCGCAGCTTTTTGACTACCTTGCCCGTCTGGGTCAGGTACAGATGGAACCCGCAGAAGTCGATGCCGTTTCGCAGGGGGAAGATGTTGGTCTTTTGGTTCAGTTCCAGCCCCAGTTTGGAAAACTCCGCCCGGATGCAACCCAGCGCCTCGCGGGCCGTTTCCATGTCGGGGCAGATCACATACCAGTCGTCCATATACATCCCGGACAGCGGCAGGCGCAGCTTTTCATTGATGAAGTGCATCACCGAGTGGACGAAAAAGACTGCATAGATGTGGCTGGTCTGGTGTCCCAGGGCCAGCCCCTCCACCGCGTCGATATACTTCCACATCAGCCCTTTCAGGCGCTCGTCGTGGAACCGTTCGGCCAGCGCGCGCTTTAACAGTTCGTGGTCAATGCTCTGGAAGAAGTGCCGGATGTCCCCCTTGATGACCGCCCCGTCCGCGTAGTCCCATTCCTCAATCGGTCGGTAGGGCAGCCCGGCGGACTTGCGCGCCGCCTCGTCCGCCCCCTTCCTCCGCAGAAAATGGGTCCGCAGGTTGCCATCCAGTTGGTCCACGCCAAAGTGTGTACCTTTGCCGTACTGGGCAGCGTAGGTGTTCAGGGTCATGCTCCGGCTCAACTCCGGGTAGATCACAAAGTCGTTTTGCGCGTGCTGCACCACCTTGTCCCGAAAACTTGGTGCCTGAATGAGCCGCTTTTTCGGCTCGTAGATGAAAAACGCATCGAGCGGGTCCGGGGTGTATTTCCCCTGCAAAAGAGATTTCGAGAGTATCAGCAGTTCCTCGATTGCGCTATATTCAAAGGCAGCTGTACTCCGTTTGCTCCTCTTGCACCGCCGCGCCCGCATGTAAGCGAGCCACAGGGTGTCGAAGGAGCATAGTTCCTCATAGGTCATGGTCGCCTATCCTCCCTTGTTGGTCGGACGGTGGCGCAGGCTTGGCGGTGCTGATAGTCGGCAGTATCTCCCCCGCGCAGGGGTGGCCGGGTATTTCCCCCGGTAACGAGCCTGTCGGCGTCACCGTCACTGTGTTTATCCCCCGCGTGCGCGCACGCGGACGACAGGATATGGCCTCCTTTGATGATGGTCCTCTGCTTTCGCCGGTTGGCTACTTGTACTCGGTATTCCATCAGAGCGGGGCGAGCCGCAAAGTTGTTGTTGTAGACATTGTTGTTGTTGACAGAGCCGTCGGTATTGATGTAGTACGCGTTGTTGGTGTCGGAGTTCGGGGAGCGCAGGCCCCAGTTGACGGCGGTGCGAAACAGGCCATACCCTAATGCAAGGCGGCTATCGCCGCCGGGCATCCAAATGCTCTCTGGCGACGCGCTCCTGGTCCTTCTTATACCAGCTTGCGCACATATAGCGGACCGTCATCACAGCCTTGCTCCAGGTGGCCGCCTTGTGGGGGTTCACGCCGGGGTACTGCTTGCTCTCCAGCATTCGCTTGATTTTCCGCTCCAGCTTTTCGCACCGGGCCATCGCCCGGCGCTGCATCGCCAGCCGTTCTGCTGGGTTCTCCCGCAGGTCCAGCAGGTTTGCCCCCTCGATCATGTCGCAAATTTCCTCCGCTGTGTTCATCAGGCTGGTGCCCGTGGTATAGCGGTATCGCTTGGGTATGACCTTCTCGTTGGCGCAGGCGTCGCAGGTGTAGAGCCACAGGTCAGCGGCTTTGTTCCCCAGAATAAAGTCCGCGCCCTTCTTGACCTTATCGTCCATGTGGACACCTCCGCGCTCTGATTTCTGCCAGCAGGTCCTCGCATCCATCGACCTCCAGCACCAGTTCCGGCAGCATCCGCACTGTCACCGGCTCGCCGGTGGGGGAGCGGCCCGTCAGGACCACCACGCCGTCCCCGCCGCACATCTGGCAGGGCTGCTCCAGATCGGCCAGCAGGTTGGCGATGGTGCAGGACGCGTCCGCCGCGTCCTTGCAGGAAATTCTCGTCACGGTGCGACCGCCGCCTCCAGGTTGTCGGACGCCTGTGTCCCGCCGGATACTACGCCCCCGTGAATGGGAGTTGTGACGGAAGGAGTGCCGCTGTCGCCCTCGTTGTCCGCGCCCTCCTGGATGGTCGTCTGCAAGTTCGCAAGCTGCTCCGTGACGCTTGCAAGCTGGCTCAACGCGCTTTCCTTGGCGCTCACCTGGTTCTCCAGCTGTGCCTCCAGTTCGCCTACCCTGGCAGTCAGGGCAGCTACATCGCCGCTGGAACTTGTCCGTACCAGTTTCAGCCCATGGGAGGCGATGCGGAATGGTCCGGTGTGGGTCTGGATGGTATTGCCTTCCTCGTCCACCACCTCTACCGGCCCCGTGCAGAGGGCGGCCAGAGCCGTGCCCGTGATGCCGCCGGGCAGTTCCAGCACAAGGGCCTGCCGGGCCACGCCGCCCACGACCTCCGTCACCACGGCAAATCCGCTGTCGTTAATCTCATGGGTTCCTGCTTTAATCATGGTTTGTTCCTCCTTTTACCCGATGTTGATATAGACATCTCCGTTTGCCCCCAAGCTGGAGGCAGGAGCGCCGCTGCCGAAGTAGATGTTGCGGAACCCCTTGGTATCCCCGCTGGTAGGGGACACGCCGGACACCGTGCCGGTGAACGCACCGCCCGTCTTTGCCATTTTCCCGTCGGCATAGGCAAAAATGTCCGCGTTCTTCCCCGTGGGGTCGTAGACGGATTTCATCATGTCGCCGGGGTTCACCGCGTCCGCACCCTTGGGGATGCCAAAGTCAAAGATGGGGGCGGCGTCCGGGCTGCCAGCCCGCCGCGTCACCGTGGCGTCGCTGCCCGCTGCAAGGGTGGTTGTGGTCCCTACCTGGATGTTGGGGGTCACGCCGTCCGCCCCCGCCGGTCCCTGCGCGCCGGTTGCACCGGTCTCGCCGGGTGTTCCGGGGTCCCCCTGGTCGCCCTTGGGGCCTTGGATGCCCTGGGGTCCCTGCGCGCCCGTCGCTCCCTGGGGTCCCTGGGGTCCGGTCGCTCCCTGGGGTCCCTGGGGTCCTACGACCGAGCCAAGGTCAAAAGTAGGCATAATCTGTTCCTCCTTCCGTCAGACTTCCAAATATAGATGTCCGTCCTCTCCGATGTAGTAGTTTGGCGGCTCGTCGCCGGTGTAGGAGCAGAGCAGGTGCCCCTCCTCGCTTACATTGAACGCCACCATGCCAGATGTCGCCACAGCCACGCCGTCAATGCCGCGCGGGCCAGGAGGCCCCTGCACGCCCTGGGGGCCTGCCGGACCCTGCGGACCAGCCGCCCCGGTCGCGCCCTGTGTGCCCTGGGGTCCTTGGATGCCCTGGATGCCCTGCGGTCCGCGCTCGCCGGTCAGTCCTCTGGGACCTTGGATGCCCTGCGCTCCGGTGAGTCCCTGGGGGCCAGCGGGTCCCTGCTCGCCCTTGTCGCCCTTCTGGGCGATAAGCTGCCAAAAACTGCCCTTGCCCGTGCTGGACGGAACATCCAGCGCCGGGTCAACGCCCACATTGGTGGTGATGCAGATGTACGAACTGCCCAGCCGGTACACCTTCTGGAGCGGGAGATATTTTGTGTTCGGGTCCCAGATGGCCCATACCTTCACGGCCTCCTCCGCCTGCTCCAGCGCGTCCACCGCCTCCTGCACGGCCTCCGTAACCTGTGGCACGATGCTTTCAATCTGTGCCTGGAGTTGCTGCGCCTGGGTGGGGGTAGGCTCCGCCGGTGCCCCATAGGCGTCGTTGGCCTTGACCAGCAGATAGTCGGTCACGCTGATGGATACAGCCGTAGGATTGCTGTCCCGGAACCCCTCGATGGTAAAGCTGCACCACCCGGCCACAGCCAGCGGCTCCGCCGGGATGGGGGTATCAAAGGCGAGCGGGTCCTGGCCGTCGAGCAGTTCCTCCACCTCGTGCATCAGCAGGACGGACACCGGGTTTTCTCCCGTCGCGTCCCGCCAGACAATGCGCTTGCTGAACTCCTCCCATTCCGCGCTGAACAGGATGTGAAGGGTGGTTACATTGGCCTCCCCCTGCACCCCTGCGTTCTTGCTGTCCTTTTTGACAAATTCACCGTTCACGGTGACTTGGATGGTTCTGTCCATGGCAATCCCTCCTTTCCTGAAAAAGCGCGGCAAGGGCGGAGGGGACAGGACCTCCGTATCCTTGCCGCGCCGTGTCGCAGCCGCCTGGGTATTCGCGGATTTAGGGTATTCTGTTGTCCGCCTGCCCAGCGGTTCAGATGTTCAGCGCCTTGGCCCTGGCCTCATACTCGGCACTCTGCCGCTCGATCATGTTTGCCGTGGCGGTGTCCTGCCGCATGGACTGTTCCAGGACCTCGGCATACTTGCGCTTGATGTGGACCACCTCGCCGCGCCTGATCTGGACCCGCTCGCCGTTCACGGCCACAAATACATCGTCCTTGTATTTTTCGTTGTCCTTGAACAGCCGAACGGGCACCAGTTCCTCCGCTCTGCTCTTGGTGGGGGAGGGGGCGGGCGCTTTTGCCTTCTCCACATGCGCCGCGTCCGCCTTGGCCTTGGCGTCAGCCAGAATTTTGGCAGCCTCTGCCTTTGCCTGGGCGATGATCTGTTCAGCCTCCGCCTGGGGGTCAGTGTTCTGCTGCTGGGCCTGGGCAGCGGCGGCCTGCTGTTCCTGCTCATTGGCCGAAGCCTCTTTCTTGGTAGCCATGAAAATGCCTCCTTGCTCTTGATGTAGGGAAAGGCGGCGGGGAGCGGCCCCGCCGCCTGGTTGTTACGCCGCGCCGGTGAAGGTGCTGGTGGACTCAATCCGCAGCATGTACGGCTCCACCAGACGCTCGGCCACCTTTGTGGCTTTCCAGCCAGCAGTCGCGCGCTGGTTCAGGGGGTCAGCGGTGCCCGCGCTGCCCAGCTGCTTGACGATGTGCTGGAGGCCGCCGCCGGTGATCTCGGTCACGCCGTAGGCGTCAGCACCCAGGATAAGGGTGGAGTAGATGTCCCGCCCATCCTTGCCGCCCTCGCCGGGGTAGATGACGCTGTTGTCCGCAGCGGTCACGCTGTCCTCGACGGTCAGCTGGCTGGTGGTGTTGGACACTACCTTGGTCACGGTGCCGCCGATGTTCACCAGACGGCCCGCCAGGGCATTGGCCTCCACGGTGCCGCCGTCAAAGGGCACGGTGGTGGTGCCGGTCACGCTCGCGCCATTCACCAGCAGGGTGCGGCTGTCGCTGGCAAGGTTCTCGCCGGAGAACACCTTGGCCTCGCTGGTTTCCACGAACCGCACGCCCTCGATGCGCCCGATCTCGCCCTCGTAGATGCCCTCGGGGTCGGAGTAGGTCTTGACATTCACCCACTTGGGGTCGGACATCAGGTCGTAGGAGCAGTCCGGGTGGATGATGCCCGCGTAATACCCGTTGATGCGGGGCGCGTTCATCACCTTCAGGAACCGGACCGCGCGCCGCACGGCGTCCACGGTCAGGTTGCAGTTGTCCTCCTCGTCGGTGTAGTACAACTCGCTCCGGCTGGACACCTGGCCCTCGGCGTACTGGACATTGGTGCCGCCGTTCAGCACCTCTCGGGTGATGGTGTCCAGGGTGCGGCCCGCCTGACTGCCCAGCAGCTTGGTGGCCTGTACCAGGTTGTTGTCGATGGCAGTCAGCAGCAGGATGTCGGACAGTTCGATGAACCCGCCGTACTGCTTGACCGTGGCCGTGATGACGCCCATGGTGAGTTTCTGGCCGTCCGGGGTCACACCCTCGGTCAGAGGAGTCAGTGCCTTGGGCAGCGGGTCATACTTGCGGAACTCAATGGTCTTGCCCCCGTTCTTGGGGATGGGGTGTTTCTGGCCGAATTGGTCGTGTACCAGTTCAGGCTCGGCCATGTCGATAAGATAATCACTGTAAAAAGTTTTCATCTCGTCGGACAGGCCGTTGTCCGTGGTGACATTGGTGTTGCCGTCAAACAGATTGAGGATGACGGGCAGCAGCAGATAGTCCTTGATGAATTTGGACATGGTATGATCTCCTTTCCTTTCGGGGGAGATCACCACAGCCTTACAGCTTGATGGTTTCTCCCCGCGCTACTCTGCGGGCGACCTCCTCGCGGTCCTTCTTGGTCCACTTGCTGGGGTCGTCCTTCACGGTAAACGCACTCTGGGAGGATGTTCCGTTCTCGGTGGGCCGCGCGCCCTTTGCCCGGATGCCGTCCACCACCTGTTTCTCCGTCTGCCTCGCGGTACTCTGCGCCACGCCCGCCTTGATTTCATCCATGTGGATGACCTCGTAGGCGTGCTGGACAGGGACCCCCGCTTTCAGCATGGAGATGAACTGCGGGTTTTTGGCCTCTGCGCCCAGGTCGAAGTCGGGGTACATCGCCTTGACCTGCTCGCCCTCGCTGTACCATTTCTGGAGTTGCTGCTGGGCGGCCTGCTGGTTCTGCCTTGCCCTCTGGGCCTGGAGAAGGGCGGCGTTTTCCCTCTGGAGCCTCTGGAACTGCTTGTACTGTTCCACACTCATGCCCGCCTCCTCGGCGGCCTCGCTCCAGTAGGCGTTGTCGTTCTCAACGGCGGCGGCCAGCTTGCCCATGTCCCCGTCCGCAATCTTGTACCGCTGCATCAGCATGTCGATGACGGGCTGCTGCCTTGCGACCTGCTGCTCCAGGTTCCGGGTTTCCCGGAAACGCCGGTCAATGATGCGCTGGGTTTCCTCGGTGTACTGGTCCTTATACTCTCCGTTGACAAGCGCCTGGAACGCCTTGCGCTTATCCTCCAAAGTGCTGGATGTGGTACTCACATCCCCTTCCTTGCCCTTCCCGGCGGCGGAGGGCTGCGCTTGTCCATCGGTGCCGGACTCCTCACCAGCTGCCGCCGGAGAGTCCTGCTTGCCGAAAAGGACATTTTGGAACTCGCCCGAATTTCCCCGGCGGGTGGGACCGGGGGATGCCTGGGAACCGCCCTTGTTGCCGTCACTGCCTGCATCTCCGCCGGTAGAGGGCGCAGCCGCGCCCGCTCCGCCGTCAAACAGCCGCAGGCTGATGTCCAGCAGGATGTCGCTCTTTCTCATGGAATGGCCTCCTTTGTCATCGCGGGTGTTTCGCCCCCGTGCGTCGGCCCTCTTGACTTCACCAGGGCGGCGGTGCGGCCATCGGTCACAGCCGCCGCCCCCGTAGGTGAAGCAGGAGGACATTTTGAGCGTATCAGAACGCCGCGAAGATTGCGCCCCGAAAACAAGAAAAATTTTTCAATCTTCCCGAAAATCCACCTGGAGCAGTTCCGGGTACTGTTTTTCCAGCTGCCGCAGGCCGATGATCGCCATTTTACAGGCCCCTGTTACCTCGTCGTTCCCGTGACAATGCAGGCGGACTCGCCCGGCCTCCAGTTCCATGGAGTACACCTCTGCGTACCCGTCCCGCCCCGCGTTGGTGAGATACCCGGCCAGCGCATACACCAGGCTGGAGATTGCCGCGCATACCTCCGGGCTGCCGGTTGCGTGGCCGTCCAGCACGAGCAGGCAGCGCCCGCCCTCCAGTTCCGCATACACCTGTGTCATGGCCGGTCCCTCCTTACTGCGGCGTGGCCGCGCTGCTCCTGGCGTTCATGTTCGGGGTGGACCTGGCGGCCAGCCGCGTGCCGTAATCCGTCATAGGTGTTTGCGCCTGTGCCACGGCACTTGCAAGGCCGCTCCCGCCGCCGGAAACGCGCCCGCCTGGCGTGGACCCACCCTGGGCGGTTCCTCCGCTCTGTGCGCCTCCATCCACGCCCATGTCCTTCCCGGTGAGCGCCTGGAGGAGCAGGGCCATCTGGTCCATCTGCTGGGACATCTGTTGGCAGATGTTGAGCAAGGTCTGGCCCTGCTGCACCTGCTCCCGCACCTTCTCGATGCCCTCAAACTCCATCATCTCCAGGGCTGGCAGCGCCTCCTGCGCCCGCTCCGGGTTGAAGAACCCGAGTCCATACAGTTCCTTGGCCCGCTCGTTCTGCTCCATCCGGCTGAACGGGTTCTTTTTCTGGGCCTTGATTTTCACATCGAACACGGGCCGCCGGTAAATCGGCTCCTGACCGGGGTATGCAGTGGGGAGCAGCTGGTCCCGAATGGCGGCATTGTTCATGTCCACGAACCGGTAGCTGCCCGGCGTGTTCCCGGTGATGCGGAAGGAGCGGGTTTCGTCGTAGAACTGCCGCATCAGTTCAATACACATGGAGTTGATTTTGACATGGGTGCGGTAGCTGGCGGAGATCATGTCCCGGCTGGCCTTGTTGCCCGCCTCCTGGAGCGCCGCGATGGCCGCAGCGGCGGTGACGCCGGACCCCGCGCTGCCGCTGTTTACATCCCGGTTGGCCGCCGTGTCCTTCATCTCCTCCACCTTCATGTTGATGATGTCCACATAGATGCTGGAGAGGGGCTGGGTGACGATCTCCTGGAGGCGGCGGTCGTCCAGTTCGCCCTCCACATGCACAAGCGGCTTGCTCCAGTCCTTGAACTCGTCCTCATTGATGCCCGTGTTGCTGGACACGAAGAACCGCTTGCGGGTGGTCATCATGGCATTTTCCAGGATGTTGGCGGACAGCTTGTCAATGTAAATCTGGGGGTCCTTGCAAATCGCCACATACCCAAAGCCTACCGGCGTCCCCTTTTCCGGGAACAGCACATCCAGGACCACAGGATACAGCCCATGGTCATAAAACCCCCGCTCCTGGTACTGCTCCTCGTTCTCACTGGCAAACAGCAGGGTGGTCCCCACAAACTTTGCGTAGTGCAGGATGGTCTTGCCGGAGGCGTTGCGGACCTTGTAATACCAGTCCACCACCACGCTTTTGCCCGTGATGTCCACGGTGTCGTCATAGATATACTGCTTGACATCAATCACGCTGCCGCCCAGGTGTCCCTTGTGTTCCGGGTACATCTGCTCCAGCAGGTCCTCGTCCACCAGTTCCACGATGAACAGGTTGCGGGACTTCTGAATGTCCGTGATGCCCGGCTCCCAAAACAGTTTCAGCAGGTCAATCTCCCGGATGTCGATGTCGCCCAGGCCATTCTCCTTGTCCTTGTTCCAGAACACCCCATAAGCTGCCGTGCCGTGTTTCAGCTTTTCCCACCAGTTGTCCGAGTAGGTCTGCTCGTAGTCGTTGTACTCCAGCACGACCGGCAGGACAGAGGACAGCACCTTGGCGCTCTCTTCGTCGGACTGCTCCCTGGGCAGCACGACCGGCTCCGGGTAGTTGTCCATGGCGTCGGCGTGCTTATTCAGGATGCTGTTGAACAGCCACGCGCTGGTCGGCTCCGGCCTGGCGTCGGTATCCTCGCTCTTTTTGCTGCGGTCCCGCCGCATGACCTCCCAGTGGCGCAGTTCCCACCACAATTCGTCCTCCACCACGCGCTCCTCCAGCATTGCCTTGCCCTGCTTGTACTTGGTCAGCAGGTCAATGGCGCGGGATACCTCTTTCTCCCCGATGCGCCGCCGGGTGGAGGGGGTGGTCAGCAGCATGGCGGCCATCTCCGGGCTGACGCCCTCGCTCTGCTGGATGCCGGGCAGGCCGCTGAACACCGGGCGGCCCTGGCTGGCGGGCTGCCGGTTGACATCCTGCGCCGGGCGCGCCTGCTGTTCCTGCCGCTCCGGCACGCGCCGGGTGTTGGGTTCCTGGTCCTCTTGGTTCCGTCTGTTCCTTCCAAATGCTGGCATGTCAATACCTCCTGTAAAATTCGTATCTGTCGTACCGCAATTCCTCGTCCGTCGCCAGGGGGTCGTATGGCTTGGGCACCTGCACCGGCTGAGGCTTGGGGGAAATTGGGTTTTTCATGCAGACATAGCGCAACTCGTCGTAGATGTGGTCCTCTCCGTCAGTGTCGATGTCCTCAACATCTGTTTCGTCGTACACCAAGTTGGGAACCGTGCGGATGAAGTGCTTGCAGGTGTCGAACACATAGAGCATGGGCACGCCCTCCTCGTCAAAGGCGAGCCGGTGATGGACCTGCATCTTTCCGCCGATGCGGGCGTGGTCCCCCTTCTCGAAGTAGACCCGCTCCCGCTCCATCAGCGCGCCGATGCTCTCCGTGCCGTCGCTCTGCCAGATGGCCGGGTCGCCCACGCCGAAGATCTTCTTGCCCTTTAGGTTGGGGTCCTCCGCCTCTATGCGCTTGATGGCCTGGGCCACGCGGCTGGGTTCCCACTGTACGCCGGTGTTGGGCGTGCCCGTGCAGCCGTACAGTTCCCGGATGCGGTACATGCGCCGCTCGTGGTCCACGGCGTACCAGCCCACGGAGAACGGCCTGGAGTAGCCCCAGTCGAAGGACCGCCAGATGGCCCAGGTGTCCGGCACCCGGAACGGACGGATAACATGGGTCCATCTCCGGTCATCGTAGTGGTCCGGGTCGTTGCGCCACTCGGTGAACACCTGGCCGGAGAAGGTATTCCAGTCCCCGTACAGCAGCGCGTTTCGCTCCGCCTCCGGCATGGAGGCCAGCCGCCGCACATAGTCCGGGTCATTGTTCAGCAACGCCGGGTTGTCGAACACGGAGGAGGGGACAAAGATGCGGCTTTGCCTCGCCTTGTGTTCCTTCCCGTCCGGGTCCCGCCAGGACACATCCTCCCAGATGGTGGTCATAGGCTTGGAGGCGGTGACGAACCGCTCCTTGACCCACCCGTGGCCCACGCCGCCGGGGTTGGCCGACGCCCGGATATAGACCCGCGTGCCTGGCCCGTTTGGCCGGTTGCGGGAGAACAGGTAGGAATACTCTTCCCAGGTAAAGTGCGTCAACTCGTCAAAGCCGATGAAATCGTAAGCCTGGCCTTGGTAGCGCGTGCGGTCCTTGGTGTACTGCATGGACCCGAACACGATTTTGGCCCCGCTCGGGAAGGTCCAGGTGTGGGCGCTGGCGTTGTACCGTGCCCTGGGGTACGCCCTGGGGTAGTAGTTCAGGCTCTTGTCTATCAGTTCCGCCAGCTGGGGGAAGGTCTTTCGGAGTATCAGCCCCTTGTAGTAGGGAACGGCCACCTGCCGCATGGCCTCGATGACCAGGGCATCGCTCTTGCCCCCACCGGCGGCCCCGCCATACAGGGCCTCATACTCCGGGCGGGACATGAAAACCGCCTGCTTGGGCTGCGGCCTCCATACGATGTTAGCCACCCTCGCCGCCCCCTTCCTCCGGCATGGCCGCCACGGCGGGCAGCAGCACCACGCCGCTGCCGTCGCCGTCCTTCTCCGGCTCCTCCTGGGGCTTGTACTTCCATCTGTCCGGCCTGCGGTTTGCCAGCCAGAACATGGCGCTGGTGGGGTCTGGCGGGATGTCCCGCATGACCTTCTTTGTCAGGGTCCGCACATTCCCGTCCCGGTCCAGCTTTTCCTCCGTGGTGACCTCCTCGTACTGATACCCACAGGCCCGCTTGAACAGCGCGGCCTCCACCTCGTCATCTGCCACCGCGCACGCCTGCGCGAAAGACTCCGACAAGGCCGCGTAACGCTCGTCCCCCTTCCGCCCCAGGTCCAGGTATTTCTTCAAGCTGGAGTAGGCGATTTTCAGCTTTCCGGCGATCTCCTTTGCCGTGGCCCCTTCCTTTGCCCACGCGGTGATCTTCTCCAGGTTGGGCAGCACATGGGTTTCGTATTTACTTTTCGCCATGTGCCCATCCCGTCCTTTCCTGGCAGATTGATTTCATCGTAGCAGGGGAGCGGGGAAATTGCGCCCCGAAAACAGGGAAAAGTTTGCGGGAGGGAGCGGGGGAGGGACCTCCTCTCTCCCTCACCCCCCTATATCCCCCCCTCTCCCTCTCTCCTCCTGGAGCGGGAGGGACCATTTTCCTGACATCAGGAAAATGGTAAAGGCCCCGGAGGATATGCCCCCGGGGCCTCTATCGCATATTCAAATGCTATGCAAATGCAAAGGAATTGTATTTTTTCTATTGCGGGACGGTCAGCACGGACGCCCGCAGGATGATGCTGTTTGTGCGGATGTCCCGGCTCATATCAACCCGGATTACCCCTTCACACTCCATTTCGTCGGCCAGCTTTTGTATCAGCATTTTTCTTGCAAGTCCGACATCTTTCGAGCAGCGGACGCTCTCGCATCCAATCCACATTTCGCAGCCTACTTTTACAGGCTCGACCCGATTTACCGTGGCCCGAAGGCTCCGGTCGTCCGCCAGAATAGCTTTTCGGTCCATGCCGCCCAGATTGCGAATGAGAAAAACCCTGATGCGCTCCCAAAAGTTTTTCATTCCTCCACCCCCGGAAAACTCTCCCTGACCTTCCCGCCGCGCAGTTCAAACTCCACCGTGTGATACAGCCCCCTGGGGTGTATGTAGACCACCACGCCGGACATGGCCCGCTTTGGGGTGTTCCTGTCGCCCTCGCGCTCAAAGAAGGTTTCAGGGTATCTCGTGACCTTCTGCCCGATCTTCACAGCGCCTTGCCTCCGTGCCGGTAGGGCCGGGTCTTGTTGTACTCATGCTTGATGTCCAGGATTTTCTCCATGTCCACGCCCGCCTCCTCGGCCCACTCCATAATCTCGCAGATGCACAGGGCCATGCGCAGCGCAGCGGCGTGGGTCCCGGCGGAGTTGCACCAGCAGGCATAGGCCAGGGAAAGGAGCAGATGCCACCGGGAGATATGGTCCCCCAGGGACGCGGCGTAGACGCGGACCGGCACATCGCACATGACGGCCTTGGGGGCCTCCCGCAGCAGTGCGTCCACATCGAACCCCTCTTTGCCCATATAGTCCAGCACCCGGATGATGCAGTCGGCCAGTTCCACGGCGATGCCCTCCGGCTTTGCCGTTCCGCATCGAAAACCGCAGACGCGGCCACAGACATGCGGGCCTTTGTCCTCCGGCTTGATTTCACACGCCGGGTTCTCGCAGTACGCCATCGGCATACCGTTTCGGAACTCCTCCAGCGCCTCAGACAGTTCGCTGTGACACAGGGAGATGATCTCCCCAAAGCTGCGCGCCTCGTCCCACCAGCCATGCTCCACGGCGTTCTGGTGGACCGCCTGGGCAAATTTATTCATCCTCATTTTCCACTCGCTCCCTTTCAAATTTCTGCCCTATTCCAAGGGCCTGCATGGTCCTGTTCGCCCGCTCCCCGCACTCCCTGGCGGCGCGGAAGATGTTCAGGGACACCATTTTGTCCCGCACCAGCTTGTCGATGACGCGCCCCTGGTCCCGGTAGCCGCACATGGCAGCCAGCCTGTCCAGGTTGTGGGCGGTCTGTGCCGTCACCAGGACGCTGATGCGGCGCAGGTTCTTTTTCGCCCTCATGCCCCAGCCCTCCGCTCCATGGTCATGCGGTCCAGCAAGCTCTCATACATGCGCTTGTAGGTATCCCGCTCCACCTGCACGATGGCAAGTTCCAGGTCCGGCTTGATAAGCTGGAACGGCTCCGACACCGGATGCTCCTCTGCCGGTCTTGCAAGGTCGTATGCGCCCAGCCCCAGCCCAGACATGATGCCGATGTCCACCGCCGCCATTTCAGACTTGGTGCATCGCCCCACAAACTTCTCCAAACGACTCTTGTCCACGGTGTAGATGTGTTCGCAGAGCGCCGTACTCTGAACCGGAGTAGAGCGGATGGTGATGTGTTCCGGCAGGTCCCGCTTGTTGGATGCGCTGCACATGACCACGGCCACGCAAGGACTTGCCCGGTTCAACTCGTCGCAGCTGACCACGATACCGGGCCGGTCCTTCTCGATTTCGTGCCCCGTTGCGTATGGGATGGTGACATAGAAGATGTCCCCCCGCTTGATTTCTCTTTCCATGCTCACACCTCCATGGTTATCTGTCCTTCCAGGGGCTCCTCCGGTGCTTTTTCCCTGAATGAGTTATGCTTTACCATCCCAATGACCGGCGGTCTGTTGTACTCCTTATCAAAAAGGCCGCAGGCGGTCCATCGTTTAGCCCAGTCCGATGCTTGACTGTGAGTAAGCCCGTACACCTTGCACTTCCGCAGGATTTTAGAACAATATCTCCCAGAAATGAAATTACTGCACTCCCCGCAGGTGAGGTCCTCGCGCCGTCCAAACAGCTGGTGCATCAGTTCTATTTTCCGTGGGTTTCTCCGAAGTTCCCCCATGCTCATACCTCCGTGATTGCCAGCCCGAACCGCTCCCGCAGCAGTTTCTTCTTCATCTCATACTTGGCCGTCCGGGTGGCCCTTGACTTGACATCCTCCACCACCGGCAGCCAGTGTACTGTCCCCGTGCAGTCCGGCTCCGTGGCCCGCTCATAGGCGAAGTCGGCCACATACCGGATGGCCCGCACCCGCTCGCCGGTGTCCGTGATGTAGCTTTCCTGGAGGGTGTACTGGGCCTGCAATTTAAGGCCGCGTATCAGCCCCCGGCTCTGCATACTCATAAGCACCATAAAGCGGTTTGCCTCTTTCTTGCTGTCAAAGTGGATGCCGTTCACCATCACCGGCTCGTTGTGGTACTTTCGTCCTCGCAAAGTCCGCTCCATCTCGGAACACCCTGCGGGTATTCCTCGCTCCGCTCCCTTGCTCGTCCTCTCCCCAGCGCGGCCAGCCGCGCCGGGGTCCCCTTTTCTGGCCTGGGTCTGCTGCCCCAGCTTTTCAAGCACCTGCTTTTTGGCAGCCGGTCCCAGCCGGGCAAGGTCAGCGCCAGTCAGTCCCATTCTCTTTGCCTCCTTCCGTTCTTGGCAGCGGCGAGCGGGTCCGTATCCCTGCCCACGCTCAAACATCATCGGCAGCAGCAGTTTCCCGCACACGCCGCAATACGCGGTGCCCCGCACCACCACCAGATATTCGCACTCGTCGCAGTAGTCGATCTCCCCGGCGGCCTCACGCTCCAGCGCCAGGTCAAGCGGCGTTTTCCCCTCATGCACCCAGCGCCGCCTCCTCGCGCAGCAGCTTTCGTTTCCGGCGCTGATAGGCGCAGTCCGCCGCGTTCTGCCCACTTATCAGGCGGCTTAATCTTTTCTTTGCCCGTATCTCCTCCGCGTGTGCTGCATAATACCGGCGGTTCCGTTCCCGGTTGTCCCTGGCAGCCTCCCGTGCCCTCCGGCGCTCCTGGGCCTTTCCGTCGAAAAATCCGATATGCTTATAACTGGCGGCAAAGCAGCCCTCGCAGCAGAAGTAGGTGGTGGCCTGTTTCTTCCCGTCCCGCTCCACCTGGCGGACCCAGGGCGTGTCCGCCGTGGTCACGATGGAGCGCCCGCAGGTCCCACAGGTGCGGAACAGGGTCAGGCGGTTGGTGGTGTTCCTCCGCACGCTCACGGCGTTTCCGGCTCCTTCCGCTCCACCACGCCCAGGATGTAGGCGTCCGCCTCCTCGTCCCGGCGGGCGTGTATCTCATACCGTTCCCTCACATCCTGGAGGCAGAACAGCGGGATACTCAGCCTCCAGCCAATGCTTTTTCCGCTCTCCTCGTCCTGCACGGCCTCGCCATGCGCCAGGGCCGCAGCCGTCAGCACCGCGTCCGTGGCCGCCTGGAGTTGAGTTGCCCCAGCGTGTGCCCGTTTCAGTTCACCGATCAATTTTCGGATGATCTTGTCCTGGTCCGTGACCTTTTTCCGATACTTGCCCAGTTCTTTCTCCAGGCTCTTGATTTTGTCGATATTTCGCATATCAGTCCGTCCTTTCGTAGTATCGCAGCAGGGTGGAGGCGACGGTACACGCCTGCCACCCCTGGGCGGCGGCGCAGTATCGGTCTATGTACTCCAGCGCCGCCTCCTTGTCCGGGAATGTGACTCGCCCGCCCTCACAGTGGACGCATAGCCGCTCGTCCCACTTGAAGAACGGGCAGGCGAATGTCTTGTTTGAATATCCCACCGCAGACACCCCCATGCTATCCCTTTAGCCGCTTGCTCTCGCTGCCTCCAGGAAGTCCCACAGGGTTTTTCCGCAGCAGCTGCTCATAGGTCCTCTCGAACCCGCTCATGTTGAACATCTTCCCGTCCGGGGGGAGAAAGGCGTCGATGCCTCCCATGGCAGCTATGACCTTGCGCGTCCTCGTCGGAAGTTGCGCCACAGTTTCCTCCAGGTCGTCCCCAGTGGCCTTTCCCAGACAGAATGCGCTCCGTGCCGTCAGGTACGCGCTGTTAATCTCGGCCCGCATGTCCCGCGTCACCGCCTCCGCCTGCTCCCGGAACTCCGCGATTGTGGGCGGGAATTTGCAGGCATTACACACCCGAACGGCGGCCTGCTGGCCTGTCCAGAAATCAACATCGGCCAGACATGTGGCCCAAAGGGTGATCGTCGGGGCCAGCTTGTCCATGAGCGCCTGCCTGTTGGGGGCCTTGAACATCTCCGCGTTTGGGTAGGCCAGCATCAGGACGGCGAAAATCTCCGTCATCTCCGCCCTGGTCATCGCCCGTACTCCGAGAACGCGTCGTGCAAGTCCCGCAGGACAGCCGCCTTTTCCTCCGTCCCGGCCACTCCACGGCGTCCGCCGGGGTCGTCTTTCAGTTCAAACACCCCGGCCCAGCAGCGGTCCTCGCTCTGGTGCAGAATGGCAATCTGGGTATCCCGGTCCCCGGACAGCCTCGTCAGCTTTGCGAGCATCCGCTTTTTGGCGTCGTCCTTCATGGGCTTTTTGATTT